TCCGAGACGACGTTCACAAGGTCGCCGAAGTCCAGTTCAAGCGCAGCGTCTTCGCCGATACCGGCAAGCGCGCCAACGAACGCGACCATCGCCCGGAAGAGGTCCGAATTCATGCGTTCGGCAAGCTCTTCTTCGGTGCCACCCTTGAGGGCGGCAATCTTAGGCATATGGTCGCCGATGGCGATCATGTCCCTTGCTTTCGGACGGTGGACGGTAAGCGCGTCAACGGACTTCCCATCGACAACAATGGGGTATTCAAGCTTGATGGTTTTCATGGTCGATTAGCCTGCGCGGGGAATGCGAAGAATGCGGTTCGTGGCTTCATTCTGGTCAACGCCGTCGATGCGCCATTGATTGGTCCAGAAGTCCCAAAACAGCTTTTCGGAACCGCCCCACCAAATCTCGTAATGGGTAAGCTCATTGATGGCGTATTCGTTCGCGGCGACCTCGCCACGCTGGAACGCGTCAGGAGCAACGCGACCAAGACGGCCTTCCATGATGGCCTTCATTTCAATAGAGCCGCCCGTGCGACGGTCTTTGATTTCGCCATAAGCCGTGTAGACGTTCTTGATTTTCGAGCCGAGGCCGAATTGCGTCATGACGGCAGGGTCAAAACCCGCCAGCTTGAAGGTCGGTTCAAGCTTCTGAATGCCGACCTCAATTTCGATCTGGACGCGAGCGCCGCCCGCGTGATGGTCCTGATAGATCGCCTGCAAATCCGGGAGTTTAAGTTCCTGAATTGCAAGGTGCTTGGAATTGGTTGGGTCGGCATCGCCGCAGAACAGGTTCGCGGCTTCCAAAATGTAGAGGGTGGACATACTAGCCCGCTCCTATCTTCAGATTGTCGGGAGAACAGCGGAGCGACGCGGCGGCACTAAGCCGCCACGTCGATCTGTGCGAGAAGGTCATTGAGCAGGGCATCAAGTGCCGGGCGGTAGCGCGCGGAGCGAATGCCGAGGTAGCGAAGCACCGGGGCTTCTTCCGCCGCGAAATCGACCTTGAAGCGACCGAGGCGCAGTTCTTCCGGGCTATTCTGATCGCGGGTAAAGCCGATCTTGTAATCAATGATATCGCCTTCCGCTTTCAGGTCGCGGAGTGCGAAATTCATGGTGTTCAAGACGGCTTGGATCGTCTGGCCGGTAAGGTTGAACTTGCCGAGGTAGAAGCGGAGCGTGCGCAGGAACATCAAGTGAATGAAATCGCGGCCACGCGTGACGTTGTAGAAGCGCCAGAGGTCATCTTGACCAGCATTGTCAGTACCGATGTAGACGAAGCCACCGGCAGCGATAGCGCTTTCCACGCCCATTTCACCACGGACGATTACGCCGCCGTTCGCCAGAAGAATTTCCTGCCCTTCGGTTGCGCCATCAGTCAGGCTGAAATTGATAGGCCGGTTAGGACCAACAATTCCCTGCACTGGCTGGTTGGCCCACGAGTGGAACGGGCGACCGTTCTTTTCATGATCGCGACGCACCGCAATACCAATGACGCGGGACGAACCGGGTTTGACAACCGCGTCCGTGCCGACCTTCACGGCAGTCTCAAGCGGGATAAGGCGCTCGCTGTTGATAGTTTCGCGCCAGTCCTTGTAAGCCTGCAAGGTCGTTGCCGGTCCATCGACTACGGCATGTGCCAAAATCCGGTTGAGGATAGTCGGCAAGGCCGCGCAAATCGGGTTGGCGAGGACTTCAATCGCCGCACTTGCAGTAGGCAATTCCTTTGCCGGATCGTCACCGCCGCCGCTGAAGGTGACGGTCAGCAAGCCGGAAAGATTGCTGCCTGCGCTATCGATAACAAGGCTCGTAACCTTGTCCGCGTCAGCGCCCGTACCAAGAACCGCGTGAGCGGTCGGCATGACCCTATTGGGATTATCGCCGCCGCCGGAAAACGCGATGGTGGGCGCTTCAGTCAGGTTCTTGCCCTGCACGCCGAGCGTCAGGGTGCTAAGTCCGCCGCGCTGCTGGCTGGTATAGCCGGGAACGCAGACGAGGCGAGGGATGACACCGCAAACCGGTCCAGCGTCCAGCAGAGCAAAGAGGCCAGACCGTTCCGCTTCGCTGCCAATCAGATTGATGGCAGTTGCGTCATAGTCCGCACCTTCTTCGACGCGGATAATCACAACCTTCGCCGAGACAGCGAATTCGCCAAGCTGCGCGTTGATGCCAGACAGAGCGTCCGGGATCGTACCAGTTGCGCCAAGCGCCAAGAGCTTCGCGGCGTCATCCGAGTACATAAAGACCGGAGTATTCAGCGGGAACGTATCGGCGTTCGCTGCCGGTGCCGTGCCGACGATACCGACAATCGACATATCAGAGGCTACGGCGGGACGCGCTTCGTTATCGACACGCGTGATAGAAATGCCGAAAATCGGGTCAGCCATTCCTTTTCTCCATAAAAAAGCCCGGCGCGGAGGCCGGGCTTGTTCAGTCCATGAATAGAAACAAAAAAGCCGCCCGAAGGCGGCTTTGCGAAGTAGATGAAGGCGTGCTTACGTCCTAAGCAGCCCTAAGCGGTATCCCGCAAGAATGAGCGCCGAAGCCATCAGGCTACGCCCCTCAAACTTCATGCGCTCGCGAACATATTGCAGGTTGCGGCGCTTGCGTTTTCCCTTAGCGGTCCAGACCGGCGAAGAGTGTCCGAACGTCCAATCCAGCCAGCCCATTTCCGCGATATCGAAAATGAGCAGTTCGCGATCCGCCTGATAGGTTTCATACAAGGCACGCTGATCGACGTAGTACCGTCGCTCATGCGTATCGAGATATGAAATGACCTTTTCAAAGAAGCTTATGCCGGAAGGCGACGCGTATACCATTGCGCCAAGCACCATCATGCCAAGGCGTTCTTCTTCATTGCGCCCCTTTATATCCAGCCGCAGGAAAAGCCCAAGATCGGCATTATCCTTCACCGGGATCGGCGCGCGAATAAGGCTATCGATATCAAGGACAACGATGGGCCGCTGATACTTACGAAGTAAGTCCGGCAGGCAGAAGAAGCGCAAAGACTGGTAGAATACAACGCGCTCAATGTCGCGAATATCCGCCTTCGCGCGCTTGTCCGCCACGACTTCAACGGTCAACCGTTCAAGCTCACTGGCGGTAAAGGACGAAAGGAACTTCGGCAGAAGTCGCGACGACAGGTCTTTTGCACGCTCGACAAGTCCGGGTCCGGGTTCAGGGCTGACGGTCACGTGAACCGAATGTCCAGAGGCCAAGCCCGACTTGCAGAAACCTTTGCCATGTTTTCGGAAATAGACTTCATCACAGGCAGCGAACAATACAGGTAAAATGCTCGTAGTCTTCTCTATCATCATAACACCAAACCCACGACTAATAGTCGTGAATTAACGGGCAAGAGAAAACCTTGCAACCCATACTTGACGCCGGACTAATGAAAGCCAGAAGCTTTTACGCCAACTTGAGCGCAGTTTCCCACATCGCATCGATATCTTCCGGCGTCTTCCCAATATCGGGGTTGCTGCCGAGCATATCAAACAGAGGGTCAATGCGTTTGAACGTCTGGACATCGGCTAGTTTATTGCGGCTGATCGTGCGCTGCGGTTCAGGCAAAGCCTCAATGGCTGCATTGATCTTCTCGCGCAGGCCGGGTTCAAGATCGATGACCGTGTTGACGCGCCAGCGTTCAAGATCAGGCATTACCGCGCGCTTTTCTTCTGGTGTCATCACGTCAACGGGATCGACAATTTCGATCCCGGTCCAGAGCATTCCATAGACCGACCCGCCGGGACCGAACGTGTAGCCGTAATCCTCATCGATCCCGATGATGACGTGATCTGCAATCTGTGACTGTTGAAAGTCATCGGTCATGGAGACGATGCGACCATCATCATTCAGAGCGATATAGAACGGGTGCGGATATTTCTTTGCAAGATCAAACCAATCAACACCTTTCTTGTCCCGGAAGATAAGAACGCTTCGCTTCGTCGGTAAGCCAAAGATGGGGTTGCCGTCTTCATCGGTTCCAATCGGCAAACCGGGGATTTCAATGTCTTCCGGGGTCGCGGTAAACTTTCCGAAGTTCCTCATTACCAAGCTCCCAAAGCACGCCAACCAACGTTGGGAATGTAGATTTGCGGCTGACGCGTCCCGAATGCGTAGCGGTCGTTATCGACGCGATATATGCCCGTTACCACGTAGCCAGAACTTTGCTGCCACACGCCCTTTGTTGTCGAAGGATGCTCGATATAACCAGCAAACCGGGTGTCACTTACGCGCCAATTAAGTTGATCGGCGATTGTTGCCTGTGACCAGCCGCCAACCGTATTCGCGTTGCCCGCGCTGTTCGCCCAATTCACGCTAAAATTGGCGGGGTTATAGACGTACATATTGTAGCCGTCCGAACCGCCCCATAGCCAAGTCGGTTGACCGCCTTGGCCGGACCAGTTGAAGACAATCTTCGCGCCATCGCTACGGCGCGGGTACGCAGCGGCACCAAGCAGAGTTCCCGCACCATTCAGGTAATTCCAGAGGTTCGTTCCCCATATAGAACCCCAAACATTGCCGTTGCCTTCGAGAATACCGGATGCACCAGCCTCCACGTTGCCGGTAACTTTAATGCCACCGCCCCTTTTAAGGGTGAGCGGCGATTGCATCCATACGCCGTTGTCGCCGTTATATCCGGCGAACGTAAGATCGCCGTTCGTTTCCAAAACGGCTTTCCAGATTGAATAGGCTGTATCCGTCCAGCCAAGCGCGAACGGAAATGCCTGTGCTGCTTTGGTTCCGGAACGAACGTCAACCTGACCGCTGACCTTACCGCCTGCCAAGGGCAGATAATCCATGGGAGGCAGGTAAGCCACTGGAACCTTTGCATCGCTTCCAAGCGGAGCAACGCCGCCAGCGCGACCTTTTTCATCGGTTCCAACGGCGTTTATGTTGGCGCGCCCTTGCGCCTTCTGCGCAAGCGTAAAGGATTGGGCCGCATCGACCGCAACGCGCAACGCATCAGCCGCCGCCACCGTCTCATGAAACTTCGGGTCGTTCTTGATCGCCGCAGCCAGCTTTTTGAGCGTGTCCAGCGTGGGCGCTACACCGTCACGAAGCGATGCGACGATTAGGTCAGCGGTGTCCATAACCTCTTGCGTGGTCATGGCATCGGTTATGCCATAACCCGCAATGGTGGTCGGCTTTCCCGTCAGGTCAGCGAACGCATGGGTATGCGTCGTGTACGCCTGCTCAAATGAACTGAAAGTGCCGTCAATCGCCGACAATGCGTCGGCGATCTTATTGATTTCGGCAATCTGGATGGCCTCGCCATCAGGCAAAGGCCAACCATATTTCGGCGTCGTAGCCATTGATTACACCTTTGAGAGCAACATGCGGAGCGCCGATATCTCCGGTCGCGCCGCAGGCGTTCCCGTAATCGTAATCATCGCCCGCGCATCAAGGTTTGCCGCCGGGTAGGCGGAACGGATAAAGGTTTGCTCAACCAGTCCATCACCAAGCGGTGTTGCGCTTGACACCGGGATTTCCGGGTAATCGCCAGTCATGCCGATTTGTACCTTTGCCGACGATCCGGCAGGGAGGAACGCATCAAGCGTAACAAGCACGCGGTTTGTGTCCGTGGCGTCAATTGCACGCGTCGCGTAGTTCGCGGTCGTCTGCAACTCGCCTTCCACGATCTGCACGTCGGGGAAGATGAAAGGCGTCAGCCTTTCAGTGCCGCGAAGCACCGCTTCAACCTGAATATTTTCGTTCTGAATATATTCATCGAAGCGGATGGTCTGCGACGGCGAAGAGTTGATGACTTCACCATTCGGGCGCGTCAGCCTGATCGTCACGTCAACCGAGGGATCGGGATATTCAACCCCGGCCCGGATGATGACGTCTGACATTTTCGTCGCCTTAAAGGTTCCGATCTGAACGACCTTTTCAATCGGATCGAAGCGGCAACCAAGCAACTCAAACCACAAGTCGGCTTCATTGTGCACGGTCCAAGTGGATGCATTGGACGAGGACAGAAGCACGCCAACCGTAAACGGCTGTTCGGTAATGACGGCATTCGTATCAAGATCGATTTTGCCGATTTCAGCGACGAAGAGCGAATGTTCGGCATCATCGGTCAGAACAACGAACGAATACTCGCGTCCACCTTGCAGAAAGACCGGATACCGGAAGCGAGCCGTGAAGACTTCGCCTTCGGTCAACTCGGTTCCCGCTACAAATGCCTCGGCAAGCACGGTGGACGTGGGCAAGCCCACATCAACCGTCCTTATCTGGACAAGTATTGAGTTGGAGCGCGAACCTACCTTTGCACACATGAGCCGGATGCCGGACAAGCACCACGATTGCGCCAGCGTAAAGGTCTGCGCCAACGGGTCATGTCCACCGCCGCCGTCACTTCCACCTTCGCGCCTGCGCGGCGTAACTGGCGTCGCGTTGTTGACCTGATTAACAGTGACGTTCGTAACGTTCGTCACGTTGTTAATCACGGTGTTATTAACCACCGGCTGCGGCAGGCTTTCGGTAGAAGTTTCCATCGCCGAGGTAAGGCGATATTCCTCAACCGTAATAGTACCGCGAGCAACGTAGCTGCACCCTGCAATGGTTCCGACCGAACCTTCAAAGTAGATCGACTTGGAGCCGGTTGGCACGTTCGCCGGAATATTGAAGCTTCCAGTGATGACACCATTCGCGTCCGCCGGACCCGAAACGGTCGGGGTTACTTCAATGCCGTCGAACTCCATATATTCGAGTGCTTCGGCCTCAATGAACCCTTCAAGCCTGAACTTGATTTCACGCTGCCGAATGAATTGCGCTTCAACAATGTGTTCACCAATTTTCTCGACTTGCTGTTCAAGCGAAATACCGGTGATATACTCACCTTCAGCCGCTTCAAACGCCTGCGTTTCGGGCGACGTCCATACGGTCTGCTTGTCCGTCCAAATGTCGGTTGAAGGCTCGACACTGGCCCGCCCAGGCATTGGCGTGAACGTCTGATAAGGGTTGATCTTTTTCGATCCGCTGCGCCGGTTCTGGCGAATGACCGGCACTTCAGCAAAATCAAGATGCTTGATGCCGTTGAAGGCCGGGAATGAATGCAGCGTTGCCTTGATAGGCAAACGCATCTTGCCGCCGAACACAGCCGCCGTTTGTGGAATGCCCTGATCGCGCATAGCGTCATTGCGGAGCGGATCGACAAACAGGCCACGCTTTGCGCCAACGTCGCGCGCCGTTACATCATTCTTCAGGCGTTCTTGCGCAACGAGATCGTACACGTCGATCAGCATTCGGCGCATGTCCTGAATTTCATTGTAAGGCACGTTGCGAACGCCAGTCGGTTCCACGACTGGCTTGCGGCCCCAATCATTTGCGACGCGGGCAAGCTCAATCATGGTTGCCGAGACTACCGGCGGACGAGGACGCGACACGGCAGACACGCCGGAGACGTACACGAGCGCACCGGTCGTATCCATGCACAGGGCATCAATACGCGGCAGCTTATAGGCGTAATCGATCAGAACATTCGTTCCATTCGCTGCCCCGCTAACCGTCACTTGATCGCGCGAAACCTCATCCGGTTCAACGTTCTGGTTATAGCGATACTTGACGGTGTAGGAGCTTCCCGGCGCGGGTTCCGCGCCGCCGGGCGACCAGTCAATTTGTCCTTGCGAAAGGAGCCAGCTTTCAGGCGACGTGTAGACCGTCGATCCCTGCTTAATCTCAAGGATCGCGGTAACAGACGGATGCTGAAGAGGATCGACAGCGCCCGAATAGGGACCGTGGATTACTGTTTCCGTGGTTTCCTTCTCAATCGTGACGCGGCGAACGCTGCTGATAGGAGCCTTCGACACAGTGAAGGTTTGCGTGCCGCCAGTGTTCGCCGTGAACGGATGCGGTTCGGCGTCAACGTTACGAAGGTCAGGCTTTTCCTCAACCTCGAAACGCATTGCCTGTTTGCGGACGATACGCCGACCGTTGACATAGGCGGTGCCTTCCGAGAGGGAAAACACCTGCTTTCCGTCAGCGGTAGGGCCAAGGGACGTTACCAAAAAGCCGTTATTGACGAATGAGCCATTGCTTTCGCCGGAATAGGTTTCGATAGCCTTGTAGATTTCCGAGAAATCAATGTTCGTTGAAGTCGTCAGGATGACGCCATCGCGAACCTGAAAGACGGAAAGAAGCGGCCCGGCAAGTCCATCCTGCGAATGACCCCATTCGACATAGATTTCAATGCGCGCCGGACCTTCTTCCATATAGGCTTCAGTGCCGGGAATTGAGCCCTTCAGGCTTTCATCCTGAATGTCCGTGACCAGCAGTTCGGTAGACCGAACGCCGATGGTCAAGTCACCTTTGTTCGGAAGAACGAAGGTCGCAGCTTCAACGTCATGGACAATGCCGCCAATATAAATCGGGCAGGCCGGAAGCTGGACGCGGATATGCTCTTCGTCTTCGACTTCTACAACCGGGTCTTGGCCGTCCATGATACGGCCATCCTGCAAAATGTAATCCAGCCCGCGCCGCGTCTGGTCAAGCGCACGCGACTGGATTTCATTCAGGTCGGCAGACTGCAAATAGACGCCCTGACCGTCGCGCGCCAAATCCTGAAAGGCAATAGCGTGCTGGCGGCGCGAACGGTCATAACGGTCGCTATAACCGTCGCGCTTGATGATGCTGTTCATAGAACGCCTCACGTAGTCAGAATAAAGCTGAAGGTCTGGCCGATGGAGCCGTCACGGATGATCGGTGCAAAGCGGTCGATTTCGATCAACGTGCCAAGGCTGGTTACTTGCGCCAGCGGAATGTAGGTCTGGCCTCCGGGTACAGCGCCATCAAGAACGGTATCGATGTAGATACCGGCTTCCCGAAGCGTCGTTCCGTCCGCGTCCGCAAGATCAAGTTGGAAACGGACGTAGACGAATTGGGTGGCTTCCGCGCTTTGCGAATACCGCGCGCCATCAGCCATCAAGATCGGCCCCGCCGGATCAGGAGCGACGAAGTATTTGTCACGCGTGCGCGTTACGCCAACCACGTCTTCAAGCCCCGTCAACACTGACATGGCCGCGTCAAGCGCGGCCTGTTCTTCCGGGGTGGAAGGAGGCGGAACACCGTCCCAAGCGGGATCGCCTTGACCAACCGCAAGAAAGAACGTCATGTCGAGAAGCGCTTTAGCAAGGGCAACGCGTCCGCCCTGTGTGAACACAGCCATTTAGGAAATTCTCGTCTGAACACGCGGCACCGGAGCGCCGAACGGTTGATGGACAAAGGGCGCGTTCTGGAATTTAACGGTGGCCCGGTTCTGGTAATCGACACGGACAGCAGCGGTCGCAGCAAAGCGTACTGACGGTTGGTGAACCGGCACTTTCGCTTCAACGGTGCGAACCATAAGAATGTGCTGTGTGTCATGGACGATGACGCCACCGGGCGGCACGTCCAAAGTTATCTTGCGGTTGACGCGCAGGGACGCGACGGGACCGCCCGGCTCAAGCCTTTTGCCTGACCAGTTATTCAGTCCCGCGCTGCCGTTAAGACGGTGCGTATTGAGGCGGAAGGCGCGAACGTCCCATCCTGCCGTTACGCGGGCGAATTCGGAGCGGAGCGGCTTAGATGCTTTCACAAGATGCGTAATTGGAATGACGACACTGGCGTCACGCACTTCAAACGGCAGGTGGACTTGAAACCACCACCATTTACGCGCCTTGGCCGGAAATTCTTCTATGTCGCCATCATGGCTTATCCACTGAAGCGCCTTGTGGATTGCGGCAGGCGTTCCGATAAGGCGCTGCCACTTGATACCTTCTCGCAGGACGTCACGAAGGTTCGGCAGATAACCCGCTATCTCGGCAAGGCCGTATTCAGCGACAAGGTAAGGCACAACCCGGTCATTCGGATCGAACTTAAAGCCGCGCAATGTGACGATGCCGGGAGACAATTCAGGGGCGCGATCTGCGGCTTCTGAAAGTGCTTTCTCAAGCGCCGTCGCATTGCTTGGAAGCAATGCTTTACGGTCTGCCATTAGTAGTCACGCCCCTTGAAATTGAGTTTGAAT